TTCTCTTAACTTTCTTCTTGCTCTTTGTAAAAATAAAGTTGCATTACCAACAGCTAAAGCATCTACGTTTGCTGCACCATTGTTAGATTGTTTTTTAATTAATATGTTTGTAGGTGTAATTGCAATATCAGTTCCACCACCACTAACTGCAAACTCACCACCTGCAGTACCAATAATTAAAGTTCTTGTAGCTGTCATAAATCTTATTGCATTTACTTGGTTAGAAGCAATCGTATAAATAATAGAATCATCATCTGCTACTGTGCCATGATAGTTATCATCCATGTTTTCATAATCACCAGACTTTGAAAAAAATAATGTTTGTGGTTGAGATAAGGTTGCTGCAAATACTAATCTTTGTTCAAAGAAGGTTACGCAAGAAGGATAACCTGTGGTATCTGAGAATGAACCTAATGCAAAGTCAGTAGTTGCACTACCAGAAGATATAGCAACCTCTACAGTTGCAGTAACTTCAGTTGAAGATGTATATGCTGTAATTTTTAAATGACCATCTTTCATGTGTACCAATCTTCCAACATCTGTAGATAACCAACCTTGATTAGAATTAACTCCAGTTGTTGATGATAATGTTAATGTAGCAGTAGCACCAACAGAAGTATGAGAAGTTGTAATTGTTGTTGTTTCAATATTGTGATCCATGAATGGACCATTTTGAAAATCAACACTTGTTAGTGTCCAGGATGTATGACCTGTTCTAGCTAATTTTTTTACTGGATGATTAGGATGACAAATATACATAACGTCAGCAGATTGTGCATATTTAATATCAAATAGTTCTGCTTCTAAATATGGTGAACTAATTTCATAAGCTGAACCACCAGATAATATTTGACCATTGTCTTTATAAAATCTTATGTACTGATCTCCAAACTCTAACATATAGGTTTGTGTTGTGCTAAACTCAAAAGGAATTAATCTTGTTTCTTTAGAACTATCTTTTACTTCTGCAACATACTGTGTGCCACTTCTTCTTGCTGCACTTCCATGTGGAAATACAATCATGTTTTCTAAAGTCTTACATCCTGTAGGATATTTTTGTAAATCATTTCTACCATCTAATCTTGGGGATAGTTCGCCACCAGTAAAGTTCGTTAATTGAACAGCAACTCTAGCCATGGGTTAGTACCTTGAGTTTATAAATGAAGAAGCTCCAACAACATCTGCTTGACCATTATCTGGATTAGTATTGTAACCTTCAGTAGCATCTACAAATCTAGCTTCTTTTAATTTATCTTGAAATAAATTATACATATTAGAAGCAACAGGATTAGAAGATGTAACTGCGTATGCAATGTCAGCAGCTAATGCAGCAGATATAGTTTCTCTTAGCAATTCATCATATTGATTTGGATCTTCTATTCTTGCAACATATTGTATTTTAACCGTACCATGATTTGCTAAAACTTTTCTACCTTCAACTTTATAATCATAATCATAATTTAAAATTGTAAGAAGTCTTAAACAATCTGCAGGTAAAGTAAATTGATATGAAAAACCCCAAGAAGGAGTTTCAGTATCTCTTGCTAGTTCAACTCTTTTAACTAAACAATTCCAGGGATGAGATCTAAACAAACTATCTCTAACTTGTGTGTATCTTGCGTTGCAAAGTCTTGCATTCTTTGAATCTTCTGTAAGTGATAATATGGTTGATGCACCAAGTTGATTTAATGATCCATTACAAATGTCTACTACTGATGCCATACTATTTCCTTATTATATACTTTCGCCTTATCTGTCTATCTTTTTCTAAAGCAAAAATTTCTTCTGTTGTTCTCTCTTCTTTAGTATCAAATCCATAATGATTTTTGCTATCATTTTGAAATCTGTCTACCAAAACATACCTATATACATAATTATCTTTTTTAAAATGTAATACAGGTTTTAATTCTTGTATCTTCTTCATGCACTTTAGGGGGTTTCCACTCTCGCTTCCACCCCCTAAAATTCTATTTATTAAGCTTCGTATGCTTGAATCTTAACTACTTTTTCTTCTTCCATTCTAGTCGCACCGAATGCAGCAGAATAGTAAACTTGAGTAGCGTAACCTTTATCAGATCTTTCATCGATTCTAGCAGTTGAATCTTTACCAACAGCTAGAGCAATTCCATCACCAACAAAAGCAATACAATCTCTAATTTGAGACGCAACAGCTAATCTGTTAGACACAACGAAATTAAATCCTAAGAAAGAATTTACATCACCTTGTGCTAAAGCTTTAACTGAGTTGAAATCACTTGAAGTCACTTCAGTAGTTCCTAATAGATCAGAGATCTGTTTTGGAGATACGATGATGTGTCTTGGAAGTGAAGGATCAACGTCAGCAAGATCGATGATTTCTTTTGCTTCTCTTAACTTAGCGATAGTCATACCAGTTGTACCAGCTTCAGCTATGATTTGACCAGCAGGTAATGCAACAGCAGTACCACCAGCAACACCTGTGTCAGATGAACCAGTTGCAGCAGTAATGATAGCGTCATCCATTGCTCTACCCATTGCATAAGCAGCAGCTTGTGCATAGCTAGAAGTAGGATCTACTAACATTCTTACTTTATCTAGATCATCAACTAAGTCTGCGAACTCATAGTCAACCAAGCTAACTCTTCTTCTTGAGTGAGGAGTATCAGCTTGTGGAGTGTCTGAGTGTCTAGTTGATCTTACTGTAGCAGTAACGCTTCCGATTTGATCGAAGAATGCGTTCTTACCAGTTACAGATTCTAATCTTACTTTATCTCTAAGAAGAGAACCTTTTTGTTGTGATAACATTTGTATGTTTGAACTGTATTGTTCTACAAATGCTTTTGTTATTTCAGTTGACATATTATGTCTCCTTAATTGTTATGTTAATGTTAAAACAAAACAGAGACGTTATCAGAAATTCTGGCTTCTCTTGGATTTAAAGTCTTTTGGACTACGAGTCTATTCCTTGTCGTCAGTAAGGTTCGATTTACGAATTGTCTTACTTTTCTTAGGCGAACTTTCATCCGCCTTAGAAACCCATTTATAATATTCTTCGCAGATTGGCAAGGGGTTTGATTTTTGTTTTTCAGAACCAGCTTCCACCACTACACGAAGTATTTCTAATTTTAATTCTTTACTATCCATTCATCATTGTTCTTAAAGTGAATACTTGCTGAACTACTTTGTCATGATCTGGATGAGACTTGTTCCAATATGGACCATCTCTATCATTAACAATCTTACTTATTTCAGCACTATAGTCTGTACTTTGATCTACGTTTTCACTCTCAGTACCAACTAATTTATCTTCAGATAAAAGATTAGCAATGTTTGCAAAGCCTTTGATAACTGCAGGATGATCACCTAATCGTGTACCATCTTTTAGTTCCATATCTAAAATTTCTGCATTCATATTTGCTTTAGCAACTGAACCAGCTTTCTTGATATTATCTTCATAAGCTCTACCCCATTCTTTTCTAAGTTCAGCTTCTGCATTTGCTTGAGCAGTTTCAGTATCTACTCTTGCTTGTTGTGCAGAACCTTCCATAGAATTTTTATAGAACTCTAAGATTCCTTGAGCTTGTTTGTTATTTAAACCAAGTTGATGAGCATTCTCTGCAAAAGATTTTATTGCACCTTCATCTAATGGAACTACATCTGAAGCAGCTTCTAGTTTATATTTATCTGGTGACTCTGGTCTTCCAAGTTTAGAATAAACTTCATTCCATTGATCATCTGTTGAGTTTTCATTTGGTACTGACACTTTATCTTGACCAATCATTCTGGTTGCGTTGATATAACTTTTAGCTAACGCATCTATTTCAGTAAACTTAGAAATGTTTGGATCGTTTCTAAACTCTTCTGAGATTGTTTCTTTCCAAGATTTAGCAACAGTTGATGGTTGCTCTATTTGAGTTTCTTGTTGAGGAGTGTCTGTAGTAGTTTCTGTTGTCGCTTCTACAGGCACATCAGTTTGTGTTATCTGTTCACTTGACATTCTTATTCTCCTTTTGCAGCATTTGTTTTATAAATAGAAGTACGCTACGTTGACCTTCCATATATGCACTCTCATGGCTATCACCTTTTACATTGGTGGTAGAATGATAATGACATCTTTTTTCTAAGTCAGACAAAACTTCTTTGCCTTCGTCTGTATTAAAAATATATTGATAATTGTCTCTAAGTTTTTTTACTAGCTTCTCTAGCTGTTTATTTGATTCCATAAATTATTCAACATCAGCGTTTGCCAAAGCTTGTGCTTCTTCTGGTAATGCTTTTGCCAATGGTGCTATTTTCCCTCCTGCTTCTGCTACTTGTTGTAACTGTTGCATCTGTTGCATTTGTTCTTGTTGTTGTGCTGCTTGTTGTCGTTCAGCATTTAATTCAGATTGTGGTTTTAATATTTTTTGTGGAACACCTACGATGTCTGCCAAGTGTCTAACTAACTTATCCATATTGATGTGATCAAATACTGGAGCAACATTTGATAGACTTCCTAAAATTTCAATAGCTCTCATAATAGATGATAGCTCTGTAGATTTTTGTGCTTTAGCTAATGGAGATACATATTCAATTTCTATATCTGTACCTGCTAAAAATTCTGGTGCAGGTGGAAATAAATTCTTTCTAAGTATTAATGCAAAGGCTCTATCGATTAATGGTTTTAATAATTCAGATTGAAGTCTACCTAAAACTGGTCCAAGTAATCTCATCTTCTCTTCGTTACGTTGAATAACTTCTGTTGCTGTCATTTGTGGACCATTCTGCATCATAAGTTGATTTACATAAAAAGCATTTCTAATTGAGCTTCTTCTTTGCTCTTCCATGTTTAAACCTAGTGGAGTGTTTGCTCCAATGTTTAATGGTTCAATTCTATCTCTAGTTCCTGCTCTGTAAAAATTTAAACCACCAGGTACTGTTCTTACTGGTAGCATGAAGCCATCATCTGGAACTAATAAAGGTGGATCAACTTGTTTCTGTGCAGACTTGATTGTAGTCTTTGACATTTCATTTAGCATCTTAACGTCTGGCAAAGCTGTCATTGCTGGAGATCTACCATAGATTTCGTGTGATGCTTTTAAGTATCTTGGTACTACAAAAGGGAACTCTCTAAATCCAGATACAGATAACTCATCACCAGATTCTGCATCTAAGTAAATAGATTCAAATGGCATATTTTGTTTATCTTGTTTCTTCGGATCAAAGTCTGATCTAGGATATACTGCATGAAGTATTTCTACTTCTTCGTATGGATCTTTAGTAGCTGTCATTGATATGTTGGTTGATACATCACCAAACTTTTGTAACGCTGCTCTTGCAGATAATCTAAACTTTCTAAATACTGTATCTATTCTTCCTTTTTCATTTTCAGCAATATAGATTTCATTAATGTGTCTTGTAGAAAATTTTAAAATATCTTCATCATCTTCTTCGATAAACATTGCTGCAGTACCGAATGTAATTAGATCGTGATACAGTTCAAATATTTCTTGTTGGAAGTTTGATTTATTAAATGCTGCATACATTGTTTCTGTTGCAGACTCTAACCATTCTTTTGCTTCATCCTCATTCTCCATATCATCTTGTTTAAATCTTAAAGAGAACCAAGGAGTAGATGGGTTAGTTAGCATACCATGTAATGATGCAGCTAATAGTTCTACTGATTGTAATGGTGAACCATCAAAAATAAGTTCTGTTCTTTTATCCCCTTTTGATCTTGACTTAGTTACATCAGCTTTTCTTGGTTGCATATAGTCTGCAACTTCTTGCCAATGACTTTCCCAATTTTGTCTTTGAGATTTTAATCTGTCAAATCGTTTTAATAAATTTTTTGCTTTATCTGTTTGTTGCATTATCTACCTAATAGACTTGGTTTACCTAAAGTCAAGCTACCAGTTACGCCAGTAACGCCTGTCATGATTGTTGGTGATCTTCCTCTTGCTTTTGCTTTTCTTTTTCTTAATATCAAACTATCTTCTGCAGCTGATGTTGTTGTTGCTTGTGAAACTTCTGCTGTAGTTGGAGCAGCATCTACTTTAGGTGCTTGTACTACTTGACCTGTACTTGCTATTGAACCACCACCATCACCTGTTGATTTTATTTCTCTACCATAAGCATCTGTTTTACCAGAACTTCTTCCTGTAATATAACCTTTGTACATAGACTCTTGTGCTGTTCTACTCATTCTTTCAAAGTCTTGTTTAGTTGTTCCTTTGTATGCACCTTTACCTAATACTTCACCTGTAAAATAATCTCTAGTTATTCTTGATCCAGCTTGTAATGGTCCAGATAATATTGCTGTAGTTGGAGTTTGCAATTTTATATTTTTAATATT